CTTTCTTAGGTCTTATCTTTTGGATCAGAAGAAGATTCTATCAGGGTTACATTTACCGAAGAAGAGACCGAAGAAGTTTGTGTTGCAGCTGGATAAATTATCTGACGAACAACTTTTCGTTCTGAAGCAGTACGGGATTCTGAAATAAGTCTTGAGAAAGATTCAAAATCCAAGCAGACCATTAGATTTGATCTGTTGCGTCTAAATACGACAGTTGGAATTCTAATATCTCCAACATTGCTTTCATCAAGATGAGAGACTGCCTGCTCATAAGCTTCCCAGATATTGAGTCTTTCTTGATTCTTTATCTCAAATACTAATGGGATTAGTTTCTGAGCTTTGGGGCTAAGTTTTAAATCTTCTCCCGTAGATCCACTCGAAGTGACTTGGATGTCTCCATCCTCTAGCTCAGGGAATGCCCACAGGAGAGTTTCTTTGGCTTCCTGGCAAGCCTTGCGGCCTTTGGCCTTACATGAGGACGTCTTCATGCTACAATCAGGCCTATGCCGCTTCTAAAAGGCAAGTCAAGAGAAGTTATGTCTGAGAACATCAAGACAGAGATGCATGCTGGGAAACCTCAGAAGCAAGCTGTTGCTATTGCCTATTCAGAAGCAGGATTGTCTAATAAGAATAAAGCTAAGCATGTTAGACGAATGAAAGAGGGTTAAAAAAATGGCAATGACACCAAGACATCCAACAGCTCGTTTTGAAGGGGAACATCCTAGTCATAAAATGGAGTCTGATGTTGAGCGTAAAGACGCCGACGAAGGTCCAGAGGTCTCTGAACCTGATCATGGCTATAAAGTAGACAAGTCTGTCTACATGAAGCCACAGGGGCAGCCTGTTCAATTTGAAGAATCTGAAATGGCAGCTAGGCGCGGAGAGAAATCAAAGATGGCTCCTAAGCTTGGCGATGGCTATTTCAAAGGCCAAGGCTACTAAATACCCATCTCTGGGTGTTCTTTAAGCCACTTCCATAGCTTTTTTTGATTCATATTAAGTGAGCCCGTCTCGAGGCTTACTAAGCTATGTCTAGATAATAGCTTTAGTTCCCCAAGTTGCTGACGAAGCTCTAGGAGCTCATCGTGCTCAGTGTACGGCGGCTCTAGGCGTTCGGTCATTTACCAAGATTTCCAATTGTCATTATCGCAGAAGAACTGCCCAGGCTGTGGGACTTGGTCTGCATCAATGATTGGCTTTACATGAGTCAGAATGAACTGAGAACCAGGCAAGTTAGGATACTTAGATGCAAGCATCACCCATCCAGCCCACCACGAAACTCCAATTCCACCTAGCTGCTGAGTAGCAGGCGCTGCAAACTGGAAGTAAGTAATAGGAGTTCCTGCTTCAGTGAAATATTTATCAACAAAGTCTAAGTATCTTAAATCAGCAACAGACTGATCAAGCATAGCTTCAACTTCCATATGGAATCCAGTTTGCCAACCAACAGCAACTTCAGATGGGCACCAACCTGAAAGACCGTTATTTACTCTTGGATCACAGCCATCAAATGGGCAACAACCTGCGATATTAGAGAGCGCTAGTCTCTGCGTCACTGCAGTCTTAAAGATCTCATGCTTATCGTTAGCTAAAGGAAGTAATGCTGGAAGGAAATGAGCTAGGCCATAAGCACACTTAAGAGTTCTAGTTCCTCGTTCGGCTTCAATATTTGGCTGCCACTTCGTAAAGAAGTCAAAAGCTATAAGTGAGCCATAATAAGTAAGAACGTCTTCAAGATATGGGTCGCCTGTCAATTCGTAACAAGCTTGTAAGTGATTGATGGACCAGTGTTGGTTGTCATACCCACCCCAGTTATCAAAGTTACCTGGGTTATAGTTCCCTGAACGACTAATCCATGCGGGATATTCAGCATTCCAGGAAGAATCAAAATGAGGCCTAGAACCCCAAAAGAACAGATTGGGATAAGTCGATAATCTACACCTCTCCATTATCCCATTAATAGAATCCCAGTAAAAACTTGGTCTAAAGCATTCTCGATAAACACTTAACAAGACTCGACCAAACTGCTTAGTCGAATAGCACTGCAAGCTCTTAAGAAGAGCGACTGGCATTCCTGATGCAAAATCAGGTTGAGCCCCCGTATTTGGCGGGTTCTGGCATATATGCCCTAGATAGTCTTTAGGTTGAGCAATCGGAAAACTAACTTGAGAATCGATCTGGTTCTTTACGCTAATGGTACTAAGAACGTCAAAGCGAGGAGCTGGGAGCTCAAAGCCATTTAATAGAGCGTGAGTTCTCTTATATTCCCCGTACCACTCAAACCCAACTAGCTCACACTGAGAGCGTGCCTGTGCTGTGGAACTAAATGTTTGGTCGCTAGATGCTGATAAGAAGTACTTAAGAGCTAAGGTCTGGCCATCAGCTAATGTGACGTTCTTATTTCCAAAGCTCGCATCGTTTTGGAGCCACATCGGATATTGGCAATTAACGTTTAGATTATTAATTAAGAGCCCACCAGAGATAGGCATCTCTAAAGAGTCATTGCCCAGTACGAACTGAAACTGCACAACTGGATTTAAGGTCTCAATAGTTACATAAGTCGTAAGACTTAATGGTGTTCCTATAGCTGGAACGCCTTGAGTGAAGTAGCAACGGGTTCTATAAATTAAGCTACCCGGATCGGCCCTAAGAACCTTTAGCTGTCCAAGCATAGGTAAGGCATGAGCTTGAGCGCCGTTTACAGTGCAAGATAACACTAAACTCGAGTTGATAATGTTTGCAGCATTTCCTAAGTCTGGATGAAGAACGAAGCTCTTAAGTGCATTGTTAGAAGCAAGTAATTGCTCTTGTGCCATTTCTCCAGGCGTCAAAAAGAACGGCATCTTGATTTGAGCTAATGCAATAGATCCATCTTGCCATTTCTTAAGGACATGCCACTGATAAGGTCTGCTTAAAGAACCGTAGCCAGTGAGATCGGTACGCTCACCCTTAGCAAAGGATATTGTGGTTGGAATCCATCCAAGAAAGGCTGCCGTCGTAGGATTGCTCACTACAACTAATTTCTCCGTCGCTATTGACTGTATATTCTCCTGAAATGGAGTGTTTGTTGGAAGCTGCATAATCTAACCCCTCAATCCATCTAGCATAGTTAAGTAACCAATTACCCAAATCCCGTATCTCAGAAGGCGCAACAGTAAAGTTCTTCGACTTAGTAAACTCAGGAATAATGCATGACTCGCCGTGGAGATCTATAATCTTTAAATCAAAGTGTTCGCTTTTAAAGTTATCAGGCTTTTTATTCAAACGGCACCCGAAATCTTGTGTTCAACTTTATCTGTGTAGTGAGCATCTGAAAGTCTGCCTTCTTCATAGGCTTTAGCGAGTAAAATATAGAGAATCTCTCTTGGGAACTTAAGAGACATTAAATCTGACTGATCAAGCAGGTCATTAATAACTTTATTTTTATGATCCAAACGCCCAATCCTCTTTTGCTGGGAAAGTAGCGTGGCTATGTCTACTGCGTCAACCAAAGAATAAGCAGTAGCAACTCGCATATCTCCATCGATCACATCGATTGCGCCAGTTTGCTCATAATGTTTAAGATCAAGTTCAAACATGAGATGTGCTTAGCGTTAGGCTATGTTAAATTCAATAGAAGACTGGGGAATAAAATGAATATTAAGAAACCTTCAGAGTATTGTCCAAAAGAGAGCTCACTCTACGATTATCTAGGTCATTTCAGGCAATCAAAGTTCCTTGACCAAGGACATAACGACTCTAAATATCCTGGCGATGAAAGAGGCCCTGCCGATGCTTTTGAAGCTAACCAAGGGGTAGCCGATAGAGCTTCAAAATCATATGGAGTTGATTCTGTTAAGTCTTCGACCAAGGAGCCTATGGTTGATCAAGGACAGGAACAAAATAGAAAAGTGTATTTAAAAAAGATGGAGCAAGAGGCGCCTAAAAAACAAAAGCCTTTTATTAAAGCTATTCAAAAGGCCGGGAACTTTGGGTCCTAGCCCCTTAGGCCTTCTCCATCGTTAGAATCATCCTGAAAGTCATCTAGATCTATTGGGAGTTCTCGACGTTCCACGCATTTTGTCTTCCAGGTTGGCATTTCTCCCAATAGGTCAAAGTTAACTCGGCTTCTTTCGCACTTCTCTCGTGACATATTTGAGCAATATGCTTGAGTTTCATGAGTCAAAACGTCTTGACCTAAAACGCAGATCACAAATAGGTATTTCATGTGTCCTTCTTGATGACTTTAACGGTCTGATATTCGGTATGTTTAACCAGGCCTAGCTCCCTAATTTTAGCTTCGAGGCCAGCTTGTTTAAATGCATCCATTCCAAGCAAGGAATCACGACTAGAGCTTTGAACAGAAACGATATGGTTAGTTGTGGCATGGGTCCCTCTTTCTAAAAGTATGGCTCGGAGTTCACGTTTACGTTCTTCGAGGCGTCTGAGGCCCAAAGAAACGTCGTAGTAGGCATTTGCGATGGCATCGTCAGAGTCGCTAGGATCGATTGTCAGTAGCTTTAGGATTTGAATAGCTAGTTCTTGGTCTTCAGTGATGGTTTTCATCGGTCTTCCTCTTGCCTATCGTAGGCTTCATCTGCGCCGTCATCTGGCTCGACTTCTTTCCCGCAATCTATGCAAATATTCCATTCCTTATCGATCTTAAAGTGTTGACAATTAGCTTGTTTTATAAGTTGAAGTGCTCTTGCTTTATCGATTTCAATTCGATTTGGGATAAAGATCGTGCTCTTACAAGAACAATCAAACCACCACCCGGCCATGTCCCCTGTTGGGATAGCCTTATGGTTCTCTGGTAGAACCGCATAAAAATTACCGCAATAACAAGTCTTATTGATCTTCATTTGAGCTTCCATACATGGAAGTAATGCAATGTCAGTGCCAAAGCTAAGTCTTTGATTTCATTCAATGCTCATGTGATTAAACTGTTGAACTTATGATTAATGACTAGGTCTTAAACATGTGTCTTTTAGTACCTGTACGTCTAAATGCGCCGACGCCCCTTTCAGACCTTGCGATCTTAATCGGGGCGTGGTTAATTGAACTTTCTTGGAACTCAATTGGGGTTAGATTTCATCTTTCAACTCAATATTTCAAGAGAAAAGTTAAGTTAGTGGACTGGCTTCCTGCAGTCAGCTCTCTGTTAGTTTAGAAAGTGGTTGATTCTATTAGAGATAGCTCTCTAACTAGGTGCGGATTGGTTCCTAGGTACTAGCGGACACAACATGAGAAATGGGAGAGCACAAGCCCAGAGGCTATTCTGATAAGGGCTAAGCAGGGGAATATATGCGACCGACAGGGGCTGGCTCCGGGTTTATACTGCCACGTCTGTTAGTAAAGGGATGCGTATTCTAGAGAGATTACTCCTAGAGGATTCTATGGGGGTAAGGGGGCTATTTGTTTAATACGAAGAGAGCTACCTCTAGGAACGCTCCCTCAAAAGGCATTCACCGGATTTGCCTGCCACACCCTTGAAGGGATTGTAATAGCAAGGAACGTTGACATTAGGTAGGACTGCTAAGATCATGGGGGGAGGGGGGGTACAGAGGTCTGCGCTTCAAGCGCAGCTTGAGTAGTACCTAAGACTAGATGAGATGCCGTTTGAGGACATGTAAGTGTCCGAGATAAGGCAATCGAATCGTCCGGCAAGAAGTAGTTCCGGGCAGCACTAAGCAGCACGGTAACCACAGGACTAAGCACTTCAAGGTACCTGACTAACACCCACCAACTACTCAGGATACTAGTAGCATGCAAGAAGTATACCTAGGAACGCTAAGGGGCCCTCCCACCCTGGCATAGCCCGGCCAGAGGGACCTGGGATGGGGTTCGTATCACTCCTCCAACTTAAATCAATCTTACTATGCTTTAGTATTCGTATCAAGTATACTTAGTATACAAGAGGAGGGATTATGAGAATACCGGAGCATATGGTGCCGTTAGTAGTTTGTAGGTGTGGGATACAGCACTGGGAGTTCCCAAAGGGAGCAAAGGTAGAGGAAGGAAGAATAGTGTTTAAGTGTGATGGTAGGGAGTGTGAGCAGGAGTTAGTGATTAAGAGTGAGACAGTTGTAGAGCCCTTAGATGTTCTTTAGGTCTTAGGAAGAAGAATAGGCATAGGTAGCTTGGCATGAGGAGTGCAGTAGGTACTTCTTAGGAGGCTACGAGAATGGATCATCAGACCTTGCTAGTGTGTGCACAAGCTTTAGCACATAGCATAGCTCCAGTATTAGACCATCACGCTCCTAGAGTAATAGTTCATAAAGAGAACGAGTCTACGGTGGTAGTAGTGCATGGAAACGGTGGGTCACCACGATCTATGGATTGGATCACTGATGAGCTTGTAAGAGAGCACCACAACGTAATCCAAGTAAAGCTACCTGGACATGGAACAACTCCTAAGGACTTAGATGGCATCGAGCTTAAAGAGTTCGTTAATGCTGTTAAACGGGCAATAGGAGAAGCTAACCTCCTTACCCCTACTCAGGTGTACGTAGCTGGCTATAGCTTCGGTGGTGCCCTTGCTATTGCTTCTAGTGAGGATTCTACAGTGCAAGGAGGGATACTCTTTGCTCCTTCTTTTGGTCCAGTGCCCATAGTTAAGACTCTGCTTGAGCGTAAACTTAAGAAGGTTCCAGCTAATACTCTGATGGATTGGTCAGAGACTGGGTATAAGCAGATCACTTACGAGCAAGCAGATCTCTTACTAGCTAGGAACATCGAGATGGGTTCCATAGCTCTTAAGAAGACACTTAAAGCTAAGTTCCTATTGATCTCTGGGTCTAAGGATAACTACGCAGACCCCTCTCTAGTTAAAGCGTTCTGCGATTCTAATAATTGCGAGCTCATTACTTTTGACGCGGCGCATCATGACTTACTTGGTTCTGAAAGCTTTAAGGCCACCCTCTCAGAGAAGATCAATGCTTGGAGCAAGAATATTAGGAGTACCAAATGAATAAGCTAAAGCTAGATACCCAGAAGATAAACGACATGCTTTCTGCTCTGTCGTTCTTTGCAAAAGAATACCCAGATAAAAGAGGCTCTTTAGCTTCTAGGAAGAACATGAAGAAGATCTCTGTAGAGCTGTGGAAGTTATTGAAGAAGTCACAACGTTAGTGTATACAGCGTAACATGAGTGATCATGTAGCTAGAGAATTAATAGAGCAACTACAGGACAATGTCCTTGAGTTAGTAAAGGATACGAACAGGTTAATCGAGCTAATAAATAAGCTCGAAAAGCGGATCTCTCTATTAGAGGCGAAGCAATGACTAAAGACATCCTGATCAAGAAGATAAAGACGTTAGAGGAAAAGAACCAGCTTTTGCTAAATGGATTTATGGAGCTGTGGTATAAGCAGATGTCTCAAAGTAGGTGGATGGTTAAATCAACCGCACCCGAATTAACGGGTGTAAGTAGGCTCAGTCTTCGAAAGAAGTTGGATAAAGCTGAAGGGACCACACGATAAATGAAACCCGGTAGAGAGCTAGACGCCCTAATCGCAGAGAAGGTGATGGGAGCGACAAGGCTTCCTGGTTACAATGTGCTGACTGTCTGCAATACTGGGCGCATAAGAGATCATTGGCCTGTCCCAGATTGGGACACCGGCGAGTGTATTCCATTTTATTCAACGAACATACTCGCAGCTTGGGAAGTGGTGGAGAAGATTAAGTCCCTTACAGAATATAACGGGAAGCTTCATGCTACGCGTGAGCCTTGGTTGGTCTTCTGCACGAACCTGTCAGATATCGACGATGGCTTTAATTTGAACTTCTGGGATGTGAACCCACTCACAATCTGTTTGGCGGCCATAGAGACGATTGGTGTGTCTAACCCCTCCTAGGCATGGACCGACACACTTACGCTTCTCCCAGGGGCTGTTAAAGTCTCTATATGAGGAACGTAATAGCTTTGGTCTTTGTCTGTTTGATTGCTCGTCAGCAAGGTGATGTAGATTACCTATTTAACTGGTGCTACTTCAAAACTAACAAAGAATGCTTAGAAGCTAAGGGGTTTCTAAAAGAAAAGGGTGACGAACTAAAATGTTCTTCTAAACCCGCTTTGACAGGAAAGATCAGGTATGAGCCTTTTGAGAAGAAAAAGATTCCAGAAAAGATCTAGTCTTCGCCTCTAGCTTTATCGAGTCCCCTTTGAACATAAGCTCCGGCAGGAGACATGCCCTTGTACTTAGCTTCTTTAGCATCTGATTTGGCTTTATCTGCTGCATCATAGCCAGCAAACATCTCTTCGCATTTGGCCTTGTCAGCTGCACCTTCACACCGGTTATGGCCCTCATTCAGGTATTTATCCTGACGGAAGTGCCCGAGGTATGCTTGGTTGTCCATCTTAGCCCAGTCGCTTGGTTTACGAACCTTCATTTGCCTAATCCCCCTTCTTTAAGAGCCATACCAGCATATGGACTCCTAGCCTTTAGGAATCTGATCTCTTTAGGTGAAGCAGGCTTCTTAAAAGGAGCTCCCTGCTGAGTAATACCAGGAAGTCCCGGGAAGATGTCATTGTGTCCCTGGTCTAGGTACTTATCTTCCCTAAAGTGTCCCAGGTATTCTTGGTTATTGCATTTAGCCCAATCAGAAGGTCGTCGGATATCCATGTGCCAAGTCTGACACAATTACGAAACCTAAAGAAGCTTGAGATCATAGTCATATAGGAGAACGTTGTTATGAAAACTTACTTTTACCTCTCTGCCCTAACCTATGCTCTAGCCTTCATTGTGACTGGCTGTGCCTCTGGCGCTTATAAGAACTGCAAGGGTGCCCCTGATGAGTCCTACTGCCAAAAGATGTACGACAATATCAGCGCTAAACAAGCCATGGTCCTAGACACGATTAAAGAGTTTAAGAAGGATCAGACTGAAGAAGGCTATGCGTTAGACACGGTGTGCGCTGAAGAAAAAGCCCCCCAAGCATCTTGTGTGTTTAACTGCGCTAAAGATGAGCAGCCTCATACTTGGCAAGAATGTGCACAGACATGCAGAGACATGCAGATCTCTCATAATTTTGTGGAACATTATAAAAGAACTCGGTATTCACGGTAACGTTGAGCGCAAGTCGGCACGGGAAGCTGTGGAATAGGCCTGGAGATTAGGGACTGGTCTTGAGCCAGCGGCACATAATCGAAGCGCCCCACTGGAGACGTGCGACGAAATGGGATGAAAAAGAAACAAGGCGACTGGCGTGTCTCCCATACTGTTCGCCAGTCCGGCAGGAGTCGCGTCCTGCACTGCGCTCACCTTTTAATCCTCAAAGATAGAGAAAGTGTGTTACACGGTAAACCATGTGGCGGAAACTGTGGTTGTTAATAGCCGGAATAGGATGGTTTGGGTTTTGGATATTTATTGTGTCCTACATGACAATTTATATGGTGCTGCGTGATTAGATCGAAGCACTTAACTAGTATTTTAATACTACTCACAGCCTGTGCCCATACACCGGCAAGGCCGTTTAATGCTGAAGTTCAAGAATCGTGCTCTGCAATCTTTAGGGCACAGGAAGTCTCTGTTGTAAGAGAAGGGACCCTATTTACATTTAGATTCAGTCAACCAGTGGATCTTGTCTATTCAATCAACGGTGACCCACTCGTATTAGAGTCATCGACAGTTGTATCGGTAACCCCAGAAATGACTCTAGTCGGGAGTGACATCACAAACGGGATGATGAAGAACCCTCCTGTTACTCCGCAAACTTCAAAGCAAGCTTACGACAGCAGAACGCCTTATGGGTTTGATAGGACTCTACTTGCTACGTTACCGATCCAAATAAACGAAGGTGATTCCCTAGTTGTAGCGCACTCAGAGATCCCGACAGGGCATTTCGCATTTGATGGATCTCCAAAGATCTCCTTCATAGAATCTGCAGCAGTGCTTACTGGTTGGAATAAACAAGACGTTTGTAGTTCTTACGTCCTTAGTCAGAACCGAGTCACACTGTTTAGGCCAAGTTTCTCTGGAGTAAAGCAAGCCTTTGACGGTATTCACTTTAGATTCGATAAACTACCCATACCAATTCACATCCCAAATCCACCCAGCGTGAATTTATTCCTAGGGTCGTCTCCAAAGTTAAATCTAACTAGTTCTTCATGGGCAGGGGAATATTGGTCTCCAAATGATTTAGGAGAAAACTATCAAGCATATCTTGGAAGACTTTGGGGTGAGCGCTTACTTCTAGCGATGGGTGACTCTGTAAACTTCGAGCAAAAGATTGAGTTATTGGTAACAGCGGTTCAGAACCAAATTGATATTGTAGGAGTACTAAAGGGGGGCGGGGGATGGCCAGCAGAAGACGGCGGAGGCCATCAAATCGGATTACTCGCTCAGATTAGATTCTTTGGTCACATGTTTGACCAGCCAGATCTCGCACACCCATTACTCAATGACGGTAAGTTTACGGAGCACAACGGACAATTTTATTTGTCTGGCCCAGGATTCTTTTACGAGCCAAATCAGAAGTCTCTTTGGCGGATGTCACTTGGTGGCGCTCCACTAATGGAGCAGAGCGCATTAAGCTGGGATGCAACCGCAAGACATTCTATGTTGTATCTCGCGTGTTGCACCGTATCTCAAAGCATGGCCGGATGGATGGCTTTATCCATCTTGGGAGTATTTGATTCGCAGAATGATCCAGCGGACAAACAGCTCCATGATTTTACTAAATGGTATTTCGCTCCTATTAGTCCACAGTTCCAAGTAGACGCTAATATTCCAGGACTATGGTCCTCGGTGAGCGGGATCGCGGCGCAACTCATGCCTCAGTATGGAGAAGCGTTTCGATGAGTGACTGGCAAGAAGTCGCTAAAGAGTTTGGATGGGATGCTGCAGGCGAACTTGAAGACGCGTCCAACACTGCAGCGGAGCGTATGTCTAAAGAGATCGTGAGGCTTCGGATTTGGTCATCAGACAGCCACGTAACTGACTTGGAAGATATTCTCAAAGCCGAACGCACTTACAGCGAGAAGCTGAGAGAGGCGCTGGTTGCAGTAGACGGATGTTCAAGTCTACTCTGTGGTCAATGTCATGAACAGATTGATCTAGCTCTCGCCACGAAGCGGCCAGGAGAAGATAAATGAGTGACTTCTGTAAGCAGTGCTCAATAAAAATATTTAAGGAAGACTTTAAAGACCTTGCAGGGTTGGGGCAACGGGCGGAAGTTCTTTGCGAAGAATGTGGCCCGATATTTGTAAACATGGATGGGGAGCGCATGGGCACAAGCGACAAAGAGCCGTATGAATTTTTCGAGATTAAAGCCCCAGGGGAGGAGAGGTGAAGATTGCAGAAATTCTAAAACTCTACTTGGCGATTAAAGGCGTCACAATTCGTGAATTTGGTAAAGAGATAGGGATATCTGGTTCTACTGTAAGTCGGATTACAAATGGTGGAGTTATGGATCTTTACACGTATCTTAAATTGAATTCATGGTTGTTTGGTGAAACAAATCATCCCGGAATTGTGAGGTCGAAATGCCAGAAGAACTAAATGTTAACATCACGGGCGGCCCTAAAATTACCCTGCCATCTGTTACGGAAGCCGCCATGCAAACCCTGGATGTTCTCTTAGGTGTGACTAATGTTCTTGAGAAGATGTGGTCGGCGAATATTGGGGCCACTTACAATATTGAAGTAGATACAGATAAGTTAATCAAATGAAATTGATTCTAGAATTCGATCTTCCAGACGACCAAGAGGAGTTTGAGATTCATAAAAAGGCCTTAGCCATGGACGCTATGATTAACGAATTCAATAATTATATAAGGGCAGAGATTAAGTACAAAGAGCCTAAACATAGGGCTAGTGTCCAAGAGATCTATCAAGAGTGGCATGAACGTCTCGAATCAATTGGAACAAGCCCGTCAAAAACTTGATATTTAACTGGCTTGGTTTATTCTTATTGAAGCGATTAGGGCTTCTCTCTTTGGCTCGGGGCAGCGCACAAGGACGTGCCTCCCGAGTGCTTTAAGCCTTAGCCTTACGTTTCTTTCCAGCCGAAGCCATCTTAGCCATTTTTTCTTTACCGAATTTTTTACGTCCCACCGCAGCGGCAACAGCCTTAGGATTCTTAACCCCGCCCTTAGCTTTAAGCTGTTCGACCATATTCTTGAATCGTTTACCTGAACCTAATTTAGGCTTAGCCATTTCTTTATCTCCGAGTTACGTTGTGTACGGGTTAACCAAAGAATAAAATATTACAGGGGTTAAGGTGGAAGACAAGGATTTATCTCCGCTTAAAAGCGCCATCTTAGAAGATCACTCTCTTAGAGACAGAGACTTCGATTACAAACAAAAAGCTATTCTTCACTTAGCAGCAGTTGCTGCAACACCCAAAGAAATATCCGCACATCTAGATCTCCCGCTAGCCACGGTTAAACAAATCCTTGGATCGATTAGTGCTAGAGAAGAGATTGAAAGAATTCAAATGGATATCTTTGGCTTTGATCAGGCAAAGATCTTTAAGAGTATCCTTCCAAAAGCAGTGAACGTAGCGCTAGGCATCATGATGGATGAGAATGCCAAGGAAGCCATTAAAGCAGATGTAGCGTTTAAATTCATGGACAGAGCATTAGGGAAACCAGTTCAAGAGATTAAGCAAGAATCTGGAGGTCTAAAAGAGCTCTTTGAGAAGCTTGATCAGATACAAAAAGGTATTCCTAAAGGGGCTACTATTGACGCAGACTTCGTAGAGGTTAAGGAAGAGCAGAAGGATAAAAAGCAAGATATACTAGACCCCATAGATAAGTGGGCGGAAGAGAATCTGTGATGGCAATTAAAGATCCCTTTAAGAATTGGTCTAAGGACCTAAAGAAGGAAGCAGAGAAGAAAACAAAGCCAGCTTCTCGTGGGGTTATGGACCTAAAGCAAGTTAGGCTCATGCTTAAGAAGATTAATAAGAAGAACAAGGGTTTTAATTAAATGGCTACATCTAGCTCAAGAATTACACGCGGCGGATTAGCCGCTGAAGACACCCAACTAAATATCTTCACAAGACTTAACGACAGATCTCAAAAGAGTGTGCTCACTGACGGAACGCAAGATGTTACAGCTACCGCATCAGGCGGTAAGGTTGGCTTAGACGTCAACATCAATAGCGGAAGCATTACAGTAACTATAGGAACCGTGGCCCAGGATTTCGGAGTGTCGACCACGGCGCTTAGAACGGCGGCCTTAATTGGTAATTCTTCTGGGGCCGCCGCATTTGGAGCAGGCACTACTACTGCTCAAACACTAAGAGTGGTTCTTCCAACAGATCAGACAGTAATCCCTGTCTCTCAGAGCGGAACTTGGAGCACTGGACGTACGTGGACGCTAGCTTCAGGAACCGATTCAGTATCAGCAGTTCAAAGCGGAACATGGACAGTCCAGCAAGGCTCAGCACCATGGTCGGTTAGTCAGTCTGGCGCATGGAGTGTAACTGCGAACGCTGGCACCAATTTAAACACTTCTTTACTGGCCCTAGACACCTCAGTGAATGGGATACTTTTAGCTCAAGCATCAACAACAAGTGGGCAAACTGGACCATTAATTCAAGGTGCAGTAACAACAGCCGCGCCAACCTACACAACAGCTAAGACTAGCCCATTGTCTCTTACAACTACTGGTCTCTTACGAGTAGATAACTCTGGAGTAACTCAACCTGTATCAGGAACTGTAGCAGTCACTCAATCGACTAGCCCTTGGGTAGCTAATGTCACCCAGTTTGGAAGTAATAACGTTGCAACAGGTACGGGAGCATCTGGGGTCGGAGTACCTAGAGTCACAGTAGCCAATGACTCAAATATACTAGCGACACAGAGTGGAACCTGGACTGTTCAGCCAGGCAATACGCAAAACACAACAGCCTGGCTAGTTCAAGACACTGCAACAAACACAAGTGCAGCTACTGCTGCAACTCGCGGCATGCAAGTGATGGGCGTATTTAATACGTCTCCTGCGACACTCTCTAGTGGCCAATCAGGATTCCTTCAGCTTGATTCTGCACAGGACCTTCTTGTTAAGGTGAACGTCGCTTTACCTACTGGGGCAAATACTATCGGAGCAGTGACGCAGGCTTCTGGGCCATGGACCTCAAACGTGACTCAGTTTGGTAGCTCAAACATTGTTACTGGTACTGGCACTAGTGGCTCAGGCATCCCAAGAGTTACTGTATCGAATGATTCCAACGTTCTAGTGACTCAGAGCACTTCTCCTTGGGTAGTAGCTGGTAACGTTGCATCAGCAGCGTCTGATTCAGGGAACCCAGTAAAAGTAGGCGGTGTATTTAATACCACTCAGCCAACAGTCACAACTGCTCAAAGAGTCGATTTACAAGCCACAGCACGTGGCGCTCAAATTGTTGCAACTGGTGTAGATAATTTTAATATCAACAATGTAAGTGGAACAGTAAGTCTGCCAACTGGCGCCGCAACAAGCGGCAACCAAACCACAGAAATTACGTCACTTCAAATAATTGATGATTTGCCGCTAGCCCAAGGATCAACCACGTCTGGACAAACAGGACCGATTGTTCAGGGAGCTGTAACCACAGCAGCGCCGAGTTATACCACTGCAAAAACAAATCCACTTTCACTTACAACAACGGGCGATTTAAGAGTCGCTGCAGCTTCATTGCCATTGCCAGCGGGAGCCGCTACAGCCGCAAGGCAAGACGCCCAGACTAGTGATCTGAATATCCTAGCAGGAGCTATTTATACCTCAGGAGGAGGCACTGGCATTACTTCTGCTATAGCCATAGTAGCTCAAGAAAACGGAGCTGGTGGTTCAGCAGTAGGCACAAGCGTGACATCAGCGGGGGCTCAGTGGGTTAATAATAGAGATAACTCTGGTAATGAAGTTGGGATTACGGCGGCCCCCCTTAAGGTAAGGATATCTGATGGAACTAATCAGGGCCCTTCAATGGATGCCGTTAGTCGTCCAGGATTCCAAAAGATAACTGACGGCACTAATACCATGCCAACTATGGATACTGCTGGTCGGGCGGGAGTGCAGAAACTGACCGATGCTTCTGGCATTTATAACGTTAGTCTTGCGATTGCTGCAGTTAGTGGAATCGGATTCTGTCCAACACTTCTTTATGATTCCTTACTTCATAATGCGATATTTAAAAGCACTGGAGAATTTCCAGTGCATGCCGGCAGCACCAATAACACTCTTGCAAACTCTACATATCTAAAGAGTCTATCGGATGGGACGCTCCTCCAAAGAACTTCGGATAATACTTATAATACTGTAGCGGTATCGCAAACAGACCAGGTTTTGGGCGCGACCGGAGCTACTGGTGATTATTTGAAATTTCTCATTGTTACTGTAGCAACAGCTGCGACGGGAACTTGCAGCATCAAAGACGGAGGAGGTGGAGTTATCCCTATAACGGCTGCTACTACCGTAGTAGGGGTGTATTCCATATCCATAGGTGCCGTTAGCACAGGTGGAGCGTGGAAAGTCACAACTGGAGCAGGAGCTACTGCGATAGCTGTTGGGAGATTCACTTAATGCCAAAGATAGTTCATAAAGACGCAAATTCAGATCATGCCGAAAGACTTAAGAATCTTATTAAGATGACCATTCAATTTGCTGGTAAGTCCGGTATTGACCGAAAAGACCTAATAGATAAGTTACTAGCCATAGGGTTTAATATTAACGAAATACAAGAACAGCTTAATGCTCTTATAGGAAAGGGTGAAGTATGAATAACGTTAGTGCAAGGATCGAGGCCTCCATTGGGTCGTTTGCGTCATCTGCTAATGCGCTTAAGTCAGAAGTGGATGACATACTGTCAGCTTATTTCGCAACAGACGCATCAGGATTTGTAGATGGCTTATCAAGTGCTTCAACTCCGGCGACTGTCTCGACAAAACTTACCAAGGGTCAATATCAGAATATGATAGGGACATTGCAACAGGTACAGAAGTTTTTTACCAATCAAGTTGTCACAACGGGTGATTATCTAAACAGTATAGAAAACGTGCTCCACGCATCAGCTGTTTTAGTAACTCCTTTATCTAATAATGTTGAGAGTATTGGAGAACGACTAAAGGCAGCCGGCGCAGTTATGGTGGGGTTATATTCAGATTCTAAGGCATCGGTTAAGGCTTATAACGTATCCGAATTAGGAGCTGCGGTAACCGCACTTTCATCTCAAACAATTGTGTTTGGATCATCTACGTCTGCATCTAAGTTTCTTAGTGGGGTTGTACTTATGGATCAGTTTTCTAGGATGATCGGGAATCTGTCTGTTACAACGGCAGATTATCTATCGACCGTATTGATTTGGATTTAAATGGATATAGAGGTCATAAAGAAACTTAGAGCGGATCCTTGGTTCTTTGCGACTAGCATGGTTAGGACTCTTGACGAAGACGATCCCCTTCAAAGCGTTAAGTCGTTTAAGAATGATAGCTATATAAGGCTATTTTATAAGGTTCTCCAAAAGCACAATAGAGTAGCTGTGCCTAAAAGTAGGCAAATGTTCTTCTCCTGGGCGACAATAGTTTATTTGTTGCATCAGACCATGTTCTTTTCTGGAAAAAGGACTGGGTTTATTTCTAAAAAAGAAGAAGATGCTGCTGCTCTTATTAAGAGAATTAAGTTTGTGTTAGAGAACCTTGATTACTCTGTCATCCCTAAAGAATTAATCCCAGTATGGGAGCCTAAGCATTGCCTTATAGAATTCCCTGAAATTAATTCATCTATTAGAGGGGTCCCTCAAGGGGAAGATCAGATTCGTGGTTACACTTATTCTAATATATTGGCTGATGAGAGTTCCTTTTGGGAGAAGGCAGAAGAAACCTACTCAGCCACTATTCCAGCACTTGGAGCAAACGGTAAACTCATCATGCTCTCATCTCCAGCGCCTGGATTCTTCCAGAAGATCGTATTTGATGAATTAGACGATACTGTGTCTCAAGATGATGGTTTTAAGCAGATCCCAAGATTCCCAATCCCAGGGATAGAGACTTGGATTAATCCAAAGAATAAGTTCTTTGTATTTCAGGCTCACTACTCGGCAGATCCCATTAAATCAGACCCTAAGTATATCGAAAACATTAAGGCAAATATGCCGATTTCTAAATTCAAGATGGAGTATGAGCTATCTTGGCAGTCTCAAGAGGGATCACCTGTATATCCAGATTTCCAAAAGCCACTTCATGTAGCTAAAGAACCTCTAGCTGCAGAGATTGGGCTACCGCTATTTGTAGGGATAGACTTCGGGTTAACTCCAGCAGCGATTATCTGTCAGCTTCAAGGCGAAACTCTTCATGTTCTTAAAGAAGTAACCAGGGTGAACATGGGGGCAAGGAGATTTGCAGAAGTCCTAAAAGGGGAGCTTAGGAATACGTTCCCTAGTTGGCATGACATGAAGCGGGACATCATAATGTTTGTAGATCCGGCTGGATTCCAGAGATCTCAAACTGAAGAGACTACGTGTGCAAAGATTCTTTTTGATGCAGGGTTTAAACCCACTCCTGGAAGCAATATCTGGGAAGAAAGACGCCAGTCAGTTGAGCATTTCCTTTTAAGAATGACTAAAAAGGGCCCGTCTTTAGTTATTGATGGAGGAGATTGCCCAATGCTTTGCCAGGGGTTTGACGGAGGGTATGCATATCCTGCTAAAGCTTTAGAAATCGAGCCAGCAAAGATCAGACCAGTTAAGAATCAGTTTTCTCATGTCCATGATGCGTTCCAGTATGTATGCTATGGTTTAATTAGACTTAGGACTAAGAATAGCGTGAAGATTCCTGGTCCGGGATATGCTTGGGGGAATAGTGCTAGAGGACCTTCTACAGAGCAACGAATTCTCTGAATCTGACATTATTAAAACAAGCACTGCCTACATGGAAGAGTCGAGGCAGTCAAAAATTGACCGGATGAATAAGAACGGTCGTAATTTCGATTGCTACCATCTAAAGCAAGACTACTCACATAAGATCCCTGGACAATCTAGGGAATTCCTTCCTCGTCAAACAATGGCTATTGAACAAGTGGCTTCATTTTTTCAGCAAGCATTAGCTGACATTGGAGAATGGTATGGAGTCGAAAGAGCTCCGGGCATTAAAGCGGCGGATTCATTATTTACAGAGCAAGAAGTACGTGAACTTATTAACCGACAACTTGAGCGTGCTGATTTTCTTACTTATGTTGGTGACGGCATTAAACTTGGCTTGCTTGGTTCTCTTATAATTTCAAAGGTGCACGGCGAGAAGGTAGATAAGCCGATATATTACACGGAATATAAATCCCTAGGGAATAACAAGAAAGTAGTGCTTAAGAAGGCCGAGAAGAAGAAATGGCAACTTAAGTTAGATCTAGTAAGACACGAGAACTTCTATCCAGATCCTACAGGCAAGAGTCTTTATTTCATCGCGGTAGACCATGTTGATCTCTCGTTTTTAGAGCAGATGGAAAAAGACGGGATGTTCGATAAGGGTAAGCTAGAGCAAGTAGCGACTGTCATGCATGAAGAAGAAGTTCAGCAGCAGAGAATGGCTAGAGAAGTAGGCCAGAATTATACATTCTCTAATTACCGCAGGCGCATAAAGATTGCAGAATATTGGGGTAATCTAATTGATTCTGTCACAGGGAAGCTTGTGATGGAGAACTGCACTTGGATTGTGGCTAATGATTCAGTAGTGCTTAAAAGCCCATCGCCAAACCCGTTTTGGCACGGCACTGATCCATACGTAGTGTCTCCAATTATTAGAGTCCCTCTTAGCGTGTGGCATCGCGCCATGATGGATTCACCTACTCTAATTAACGTAGCCCTTAATGAAATATTCAATCTGATTGTAGATTCTGGGATGATGTCAACGTTTGGTATTAAGCAAGTAAGAACAGATTGGCTTGAGGATGAGACTCAGATCTCTAATGGAGTTCGCCCAGGCGATACGATTAAGGCTAATTCAAATACTCCTGTAGGAGCCAAGGTCATTGAAAGAATTGACACAAGCTCAATGAGTAAAGAATCGTTAGATGTCTTTAATTTACTGGGCTCAGAGTTTAATCAGGCTGCTCTTACTAACGATTTACGTCAGGGCGTTCTTCCTCAGCGCGCAGTAAAGGCTACTGAAGTAGTAGAAGCTTCTCAAACGATTACGTCTGTCTTTACAGGGATTGCTAAAGTACTAGAGGTGGAGTTTTTAGAAGCTCTACTAAGAAAGGTTTGGCTCACCATTCTCCAGAATATGGATGACATGGACGACCAGGAGATGAAGGACCTTTTAGGTGAAGACAGAGCGCAGGCCATCTCAGCGCTATCTCCAGAAGAGAGATTTGCTAGATCGGCTACTGGCCATAAGTTCTTCGTGCACGGCATTACTAGAACTCTTTCAAAGATTAAGGACTTCAAGAAGATCACGTCGTTACTTCAAACAATTGCAGGATCCCAGGTACTTACAGAAGAATTCACGAAGAAATATGACTTTGGTAAACTCTTAGAAGAGATTATGAAGTCTCTAGATATTAATACTAAGAAGCTTGAGTTAGACCAAATTGATCAAGCAAGTATGCAAGTTGGTCAACAAGGTGGGCAGATGCAGGCAGCGGGGATGGGGGCAGCTGGTCCTCAACCGCAGACTCAGATACCTAGTGCTATGACTGGACCAATGGATCAGTCAGTGCATTCGATGCTTCCTAGGACTAACTTTAGTGCAGTAGGACAGTGAGACAGGGGGATTATATGGAAGATAAGAAATTTGCTCGTCCAAGTCAGCTTAATCGGTATCTAATGATGGATAGCGGCATGGATGCTACTGGATGGCTTAAGGAAATGGGAGCAGCTGATGTGCTTAGGCGCGGGTATCGCAAGGGCGATCTAGACCCAAGCACAGATCAGCAAGCTAAGATTACTCCTAAACAAGTCATAATTAACGAGACCAGGCAGCATCCTATTAAACGCAAAAGCGATGATAAGTCCTGATTTAACTGAAAAAAAGTTAACTGTTATTAACAATGGACGCATGGCAGAAATTGCCTGGGAGCATTTTCATGCGACCCTTGAGCAAGAAAAGCAAACATTGTTAAGAAAACTACTTCAAATGCACAGATCTTCAGTTTATGATCTTTCTAGTATCGCAGGATTGATCGGTGGTTACGCTTCTCTAGAAGATCTGGAGCTAAGGCTCAAGAAAACGATCTTACAGGGACGCAAAGATTACGCGGGGATTTTACAAGATGGAAGTACCAGTACCGGCTAACGATAAATCAAAGCTCGGTCTAGATATCACTCAAATGACAACGGCTCCTAAAAAAGAAGAGCCAACCACCTTTACTCAAGAAGTTAATAAAGCAAAAGAAAAGGCTCCATCAGAAGACAAAGGCATCTTCTTTAATGGCAAAAAGTACGGCTCTACAGATGAATTAGCTGCTTACACTTCAAAGATTGAAGCAGAGAAAAAAGATCTAGAGTACAAATTCAATCAAGCTAAGCAACAGTTTCAACCTAACGCTGCGCAAAAAAAGAATCACTTCGATGCATTCATTGAAAACCCAGAAGGGTTTGTGTCGGAGCTTGAGAGCAATATCACTCAAAAGATTGAGCAAAAATATACAGCGCATGAAACTGCCAAGGAAACTTGGAAAAAGTTTTATCAGGAGTATCCTGATCTTAGGGGTTATGAAGATTTAGTGGATCTAAGCAAGGCACGTGTTTGGTCGGAGGTGGAGAATCTTCCGGTTGATCAAGGTCTTGAGCGGATTGCTAAGGCAACACGAGATAGGCTTTCTGGAATCAGGGGCAAGTCTTTTGATGCTGTTAAGGAGTTACCAAGCGGGCAGGCGGTGACAATGCCGTCTGAGTCGGGCGGGGCTTCGCAGGTAGCCGTAAAAGTTGAGGCCAAGGACTTTATTACTCAGCTTAGGGCATTACAAAAACGAAGGGGATAACAAATGGCAAACTTCACATGGTCGTTTGATGCGCCAAGCGGCGTATTCAAAAATCATGAGATGTCTTCTTTGCTCAGACAGGCTGCCATTGCTGAAACCAAATTCATGCAATTTGTGAAGCCTGAGCCTGGGTATGGTCGACGTAGCGGTGAATCAATCACGATTACCCGCATCTCAAACCTGAGCGTTCCTACGAGCGGTCAGCTTACTGAGGGTATCAAGGTTCCAGAAGACGATCTTTCGATCTCTACTGTGGCTATCACTGTGGTTGAGTGGGGACGTTCGGTTCCCTACACATCCTTCGGTGATGACCTCTCGGAGTTCAATATCGAAAATATTGTTCAGCGAGTTCTTAAGGACCAGATGCGTTTGGTTCTTGATAACGCTGCAGCATCGGCATTCAAGTCGACAAGCAACAAAATCAAATACGCTCCAACAGGCGTTGCCGCTGGCACGTTTGACACGGACGGAACGATGTCGACGACTGCTCTTGCAAACTTAAACATGTTTCATGTGGAAGCTATTCGCGACTACATGTATGCCACTCTGAACATCCCAGCTTACGAAGGCGATGACTACATGTGCATCCTTTCGACGAAAGCAAAGCGCGGATTGATGAGTGATCCAGCTTGGATTGACTGGCATAAGTACACTGATCCAGAAGCCAAATATAATGGCGAGATCGGTCGTATTGAAAACATTCGTTTTGTGGAATCCAACCACACCTCGGCACTCTCTGGCTCTAAGGGCTCGGGCGGCGTATTAGGTGAGGCTGTGTTCTTCGGAGCAGATGCAGTGGCCATGGCGGTAGTTCTTGATCCAGAACTTAGGGCAGCGTTGCCTGGAGACTTTGGTCGTCAAAAGGCTGTTGCTTGGTACGGCATTCTACAATTTGGCGTTATTTGGGATACAGCAAACGCTGGTGAAGCCCGTATCGTCACTGTGACGTCTGCTTAATAGGGGGAATCGATGTATTCAAATAAAAAAGCTGGCGTAACGCCTTACGGGACTCTGGGGACAGCGGTTATTACTTCTACGGGAGTGCTTGCACACCGGTATGTGGCAATGACTCAGCTTTCTGTAACCAGGATTGCTCTAGTTATTACCACGACCGTCAGTAGCTCTGCTAATGCGGTTGTTAAGGTAAAGGCTAGGCCGACGATTGGTTCGTCAAGTGGTGAGATCGTGCTCGGAACTCTTAATATAGCCACAGGAACGGCAGCGGCTAGTGTTGTTTACGTTGATGTAAATGACCCTGCAGCTTCATCTGTTCTGCCTGGATATGAGATCTGTGCCGACGTTACTACGGCAGCCACATCGGCTGGTGCTGGTCTTTTGGTCTTCGAATGTGAAGAAGATCCTGAAGTGGCAGCTAACCAAGCCAATATGGTAGCTAGCTCGTAATTATTGAGTATTGGGGGTTAGGGATTAAGTTCTCTGGCCCCCAATACCAAAGATTTAGGAGGATGATATGGGAAATTTTGCGGCTAGTGATGTCACTTATACAATTAATAAAGTTTCTAGAGATGGATCAAGCATCGTTAAGGTACAGGCTACTCTCGCATTTGGAGATGGTGTTCTTACCTACGCTGCCGGTGGTATTCCGCTTACAAAAGGTAAACTGGGATGTCCCAATGTAATCTATTCTTTTAATGTTTTTGGTAACGCAGCAGCTTCGGTCGGATATGGATTTCAGTACGATAAAGCGAGTGAAAAATTGCTGATCGTTCAAGGCATTGGTCAATCGGCCCACACGCACACTGTAGCTCACGCTCATGATCTATTGGTTAAGGGTGGACAAATTGGTTCTACCACAAACGATATAGCGCACTACGCTACTGACATTTTGGGTAAAGAGGCTGCCACAGATGCAACAATTTTGGGCTCAGCTTCCGCTACAAAAGGTGGTGTTATTTCTGCTACCCCAACAACTTCGTCATCTGGGGCTTTTTCTGCTGGAGGATTAGCAGAGGTCACTGGTGTAGCTATTGTTGCGCAGCTTATTGATGTAGAAGTCTTGGGTTGGTAATAAGGGAGAAGTAATGGATTCTAATTTCATCGTCCACGTGAAGGATAAGAAGACCGGTACGGTTGTGTCGGCTAACCCATACCGAAGGTATGTGACAGCCAAAGGCATTATCCATGAGCGTCCTCCGCACTCTGGGAACTTCTTTGATGAAGCTTGGGTTCCAATTAAGACTCCTACAAGTGAAGCAAATGTAGAATCAGACGACGTTAAAGCAGCGCTTGATCAAGTGATCCACAGCACATCTAAGCCTGTAAAGACCAAGGGGAAGTAAATGTACTCTAAGGGAAAACCGCTACAGACATTGTTTAGTGGATATAACGATGTAGGCAAGGCTTCGGTGGTTTCTCCTGGAGCTGGGCAGCAGCTTCAAGTATTTAACTTCAAAGCTGGGAATAGATCTGGCGGAGCAATTGATGTTGGTCTTCTTAAGAAGCTAGATACTAGTGCTTGGAAATTCTACACAATTGTCGCAGCGAGCACTCCAGACGCTGCAGATGTAACGACTGCAGTGCAAGCAGGAACTACGACTACTGTCTTTACGACAACCAATAACGATGGATATATGGTCGGAGCCATTAAGCCATTTGGATTGATTGGACTCACGGTAGCGACAGCCCCCGCTGGAGGCTCTCCTGCTTACACGTATCAATATTATAATGGGACATCATTTGGGACGCTCACGACGATTGCTGTTCCTAGTTACGGTACTGGCACCAACCTTGTTGTATTTAACCCCCCCATTGATTGGGCAGTGGGTACTACTGCTGCAGTTGGTCCAACTGGGTCTTCTACTTACAACATTTTAGTAAGGGCATCGACTGCTCCTAATGCGACTGCTGGAACGATTAGCGCTGCTTGGGTAGCTCAGTTCTTAGATTTCCAGGGCGCTGTGGCAGATAAGTCTTTCTTAGAGAGGACTTATAACTTCGATAGGCCTCTTCTGTTGGATGGCAATGAGAGTCTCATGCCTTATTTTAGTGGATCAGCTAGTGCATCAAACTTTGTGGAAGCCGTTTACGCTATCCAGCAATGAGGTGTGGGGTGATTAGTGTCAAACTACACGACAGTAAGAGATCTTCATAAAGACATTCTTCTTCGATCTGGCGAAGTCCAAGACACTAATTCTGATTTCTATCAAAGATCTCTGACATACTTAAATAGAGCAAACCTTGCAGTCCTTGCTGGTTCAAACGAGCTTGGGATGGAAGTAGGGGAGCCTTGGCCGTGGGCTAAGACTGCAAGCCCAGCTGTGCTTAACCTTGTGGTGCCTTATGAAACGGGTACGGCGACGGTTACTAATAGCTCTACTGCAGTCACTCTTAGTGACCCTCCTAGCTATAGTCTTTTGGGCTATCACATGAAAATTCCTGGAAGACAGGAATTCTTTAAGGTGACTGCTCATACTGCTTCTAATCCTAGCGTTACTCTAGATTCAATCTACACAGATGAGTCGGGCACAATGCCAATGATATTTTATAAGATGGAGTACGCATTAGCTTCAGGGATCTTAAGACTCATCACTCCAATGCGTATCTATAGGCTTCAAAGCTTTGATACCGACAATACTGGTCACGTGGACCACATAGCACTAGACACGCTTTATCAAGATTATCCAATGCATCTTTTAAGGAGAACGCTTCCTACAAAGTTTGCACAAGTCTATCGGGACCAAATTGGAACTGTGACGATTAGGTTTAACTGGGTCACAGAAAAGCAGGTCAGATTAGAGTATGAATATATTCCGATCCCAAAGACCCTAAGATCATTGTCTCTAACAGATGCTTCCATTAATACCACTACAGAGACGATTACATTTACCAATCACGGGCTATCAAATGACGAGCTTGTGCAGATCACAAACGAAGATGGGGCTTTGCCTACGGGATTAGCTGAAGACACAAACTATTATGTTATCAGCGCAGCGGCTAATACATTTAAGCTCTCTAGCACTCTTGGCGGCATTGCCGTTGACATCACTGCAGCAACAGGCGGTGGAACCCATTATGTTAGCAATATCCCTCTTATGCCTCTTGAGCATCGGGTGATCCTTGCCTATGCGGCTAGCTACTACCTGATGGTTGATAAAGAAGATTCTAAGTCCGCAGAAATGAAGCAATTAGCTATGGCAGGCTTTCAGAGTCTTGTTGCAGCGTTTAAAAGAGAGCGTATTCAGATTGGCCGTTACCACATGGGTAGGCTTGTACCGAGGCTTGAGCAGCAGAGCGCTCATCGAAGGTTCTTCACGCAAGAGGTCACTTAAGCCATGGCTTATAGTGGGCAAAAGCAAGAGCTTGTCCTTGGAGAGATGGGCCTTCACACAGACGACTCTCAAGGGCAGATCCCAGCATCAGCACTTCTCTTAGCTACAAATGTTAACTTTTATAAGGGACTAATTGAAAGAGAAGGCGGCTCTCAGAGGTGGAATGGGACTGCGAAGCTTCCAGCTGGAGTGGTGTGCTTCTTTGATTATTTCCCTAACGACACAGTTCAAAGAATCATTGCCGTTTGCAAGAACGGTAAAGTTTATAGATTTACTGATGCGTTTAACTTCACTGAAGTGACAGCGTCTGGGTCAGCACCTACAACACTAAACATAACAAACGGTGCTTACATAGTATCTGGAGGGCAAGAGAACGCCTCAAACCCTAAGAAGCTATTCATCTTTACTGGAAATGATCCAGTTCAAGTGATCTCGGGAGATGGAACAACTAGAGCTAATCTAACTAATCCATCAGCAGATTGGTCGTCAGCGAACTATCCTAGATTTGGACTTATTCATCAGGGAAGAATCTTTGTATTTGGTATTAGAAGCCAACCCCATCGGGCTTATGGGTCAACTCAAGAAAATCATGAGGACTTCACAACACTAGCAAATGTTCTTACTTTTAATGTATACCCCGGTGAGTTTGAAAAACTTAACGCTGCTTGGGTCTATAAAGGCAAGCAGTTCGTAGCAAAAGCTCCTAGAGGTCTTTATGAACTGGTGGACACTGATTCAGATTCTACTAATTGGTATTACACGAAACTAAACGATGACTTTGGAGCAGCGTCTCCAAATGCTGCAATTATCGCAGCAGACGACGTGTTCGTAGCTGATACGACTGGGTCTATTACATCTATGCAAGCGGCGTTTAAGTTAGGGAACTTAGACACAAGCGATCTTCTTTCGATTCTTAGAAATAAGACTTACATGAGACAGAACACATCCCAGGCGTTTTTAGATGAACGTTTTGGAATGTTCTATGAAGATAAGAAGCAGCTCTACTTTACCTTTAGGGCTCCGACTGGCGTTAAGCCTGACAGAATCCTAGTTATCGATTTTTCTCATCAGAAGCCTAAAGTGTCATGGAGCGATAAGGATCAACCAAACACGTTAGGACTTATCAAAGATGTACGACTCATTAAGAGACCTTTTTATGGCGCTGATGATGGCTATATCTATCAAATGGATAGGGAAGATCGAGTAGGCTATGCCATTCCTACACCAGCTGCTCCTACAGCTAGTCTTGGCAGCGGTTCTGGGAATCTATCTAATGGTACGTATTCTTATAAAGTAACGATCTATAACGGAGCAGGTGAGACAGCTGCATCAGTAGCAAGTAACGTCGTCACCGTCATAAATCACACGGTTAACGGGAAGATAGAGCTCTCTTCTATTCCAGTAGATACAACAGGCAAAGGCTTTCATAGAAAGCTCTATAGGACTACAGCTGGTGGATCGACCTATTACTTCCTAGCGGACTTACTAGACAACGTAACAACTATTTATACTGATAATATAGCAGATTCTTCTTTAACGACTACTAGGGTCGCGTCTTCGACAGACACCTCGACGTACTTCAACTCGATTTTTCAGACTCCTTACTTAGACTTTGGAGAGAGAAACACTAAGCTCTTTGATTTCCTAGAAGTGACCTTTGAGTCGACTGGGGAATGGAATGTTAGCTGCGACATCTTTGTAGACGGTAAGTTCGTCCAAACTAAGATGTTCATGCTTAATCTAGGAGCGGTGCTTGATCAGTTCGTTTTAGATAGAGACAAGCTTATGGATAGGATCCCTAGATCTATTAGGAAGCCTATTTATGGGTACGGTAGATCTATAAGTTTTAAATTCTATGCCTCCCATGACTTCCAGAATTTTAGGATACAGAAGCTAGGAGTGCATTATAGACTGTCTAATCAGAATCAGAAGGGCGCGAAGTAGGGTTTGGGGTGCTCTTGAAACCCTCTACATGGTCGATCTCAATGCAGAGTTCGATAACGTAATTGCGAACTTTCTTCCGACTAAGGTCGATTCGTATTCTCATACTGTTACAGAGATGCGCATTCAGACTTCTCCTGGTGGAGTTGGGACTGAGTCTCAAGCAACATCTCTAGCTGGGGAACTTGAACGCTTACGCTTCATGATTGCTGCAATCACTGGGCAAACTTACTGGTATCAATTGCCAAGTAAGTCGCTGGCTGCTGGATCGGCAAATATTGCCTGGTACTTAGCCTTTGATGGAGGAACAGCGCTTGAAGCCTGGCGTGATTCAATAGCAAGAGGGGCAATCATTAATGCAGCTTCTCGTATATCTGAAGACTTTGTTCCAGGAGATCTAGATTCTACAAATAAGAAGTTTGGTAATTTCTCTTGGGATCTTGGAACTGGGAACTTCTTAGGGGCTTGGAATAACAATCAGAAAGCTGACCAAGGGACACTATCGGCACATTTCTATAATATCGGTGTGCAAGACTATATAGCCTATAACCCCCTCTTAGGCATTGAGCTAATGACGAACGCGTCAGGACATCTTGTTGCAAAGGTAACTAAATCAGCAACTGCTAGTGAAACGGATAAATCAACAGCATCAGTAACTGGAACAAATGTCGTCACAGGTAATGCGGTCTGGGCAAATGTGATCATGAAGTGGGCCACTAATGGTGCCATGGGATCTGGCTCAGATGCGTTAGGTCTAAAGCTTAGCGGGACAGATGAAGGCACCCAGGTAACTAGCTCCACAATCTCTACTCAGTCTAGTCCTAATGCTCCATGGTTCTTAGGCGTGAAGCGTAATGATCCTACTTGGAGTCATTACTCAGCAATGCAAGTCGTACCAAGTGCTGAAGCAGTAAGCGCATGGAGTACAACAGGTACGGGATCTGCAGCGGTCTCAGGTGGTGTTCTTACAATTACAACAGATGCATCTCATCTAAAAAGATTCTTCTCTAGAACAGACAACGTCACGCTTACTGGGATGACTGTTGAATTCAAGATGAAGATCAATAGTTACCAGCTAGGTGCCGCTGGGGAAACGCCAAATCAATTTGATTCGCCAGTAGCAGTTCAGATCCGAAAGGATTCGGCAAACTTAAGTCTATATCTTGCATTTAGTCCAAACGGAATATCGCTAGTGGATGGTGATATTGGAGCTGCAAATATCTATAAGAACATTCAGCTTAATTGTAAGGACTGGCATGTTTATAGACTCGTATTTACATCAGCACTTAGTGTCGATCTCTATATTGACGGAGCTAAGGTGTATACCTTCTCTCTACAAACGGCTGATGCCACGGCTGGCGATATTATAGCCTTTGGCGATATCACAGACACAGTCACTGGTTTTGCGGTATCACAGTGGGAGTACTTTGCTTACTCTAATGCTAGCGCGACTGCGCCTCTAGCAGCAGGATCTCAAGGATCCTTAGACGATGTAGTGCTACTCACTGATTATGTGAACGACACCTCACTTGAGGGATCGTTCTCAACAACTCAAGCAAGTGTAGTTGTTGGTAAAGACGTTCCACTTGCATCTAAATATGTGCCTGTTAAACGACAGATCTCATTGATTGATGGGTCCGGGAGTAACTCAATAACAGGGACTACGCTTACTAGTTTGCAAGGGCTCTTACTTGCAGCCATAGGTCTTGATGATTCAGTTTATGTTGCTTCAGACGGCGTTAGACCTACCCGAGTGATTATATCAGTGCCCGTAAGTCATAACGCTACTGGTGAAGGCGGATATTCCGTAATGAACATAGATAACGAAGTAAAAGCACTATCCGGTGATTTTGATCTAACGTATCCAATAGTAAATCTACTGAAACTTCAAGTAGACAAGCGTGTCTATATTGTTCTTTCGCTCTGTCAGATTCTTAAGCCAGGACTAAGACAGCTTACTTACTGGAGCGCCTCTAATTCTGCCAATACCTATACAACTGATATTGGTAACATGACTTATGACGTCATTCCGGATTGAACCATTTGACCTAAAGAAACATTACGCGATTATCGCTAAATGGTGGTTTGATCGTTATAGGCAGGCATTAGATTTAGGCTTAATACCTAGGACTGGGTTCATAGCAATAAGTAAAGATAAGCCTATTGCTGCTGCCTGGCTTTTACTTACTAACTCGCAGATGGCAGTTCTTTCTTATATTGTGAGCAATCCAAAGGCTGGGCTTAAGGAGATTTCGGTAGCGGTGAGTGCCCTTATTCAAACTGCGGAAGAAATGGCTAAGGCGTCTGGAAATACTTTCTTACTCAGTGTGTCTACATCTACCGGTCTTTCAAAGAGACTAAAGAAACGGTTCAACTTTTCTCCCTGGAGAATGCATGAACTTGTCTTTAAGAAGATATGATTAGGGGATTTAAAAAGTCAGACTATCCATTCATAGAGTCTTGGGCGATATCTAAAGGAATTACGACTCTTACGCGTGATCAGATCCCTAGTTGGTCTACGTTTATTTGGGAGGAAGATACGGTTCCAAAGATCAGCATTTCTCTACTTTTACCTAATGCATTAGAAGTAGCTTATTTGGAATATTTCATAGCTGATCCTGAGTTTAGGCATCCTAAGAGAAGAGAAATGTCAAAATATTTGATAGAATACACTGAGGATAAAGCTAGAGCGTTTGGGTATAAGAAGCTTGTCTGTTTAGCGCCTAACGCTAAGCTTAGGGATTATTACGAGACGTTTGGGTACAGCCCAAATCTTGAGGGGTTGACTTTAATGGTTAAGGAGATCAAGTAATGCCATTTCTAGCAGCTATCCCTGCAGCTATAGCTGGGATGTCTACGGCAACAGCAGTAGGAGCAGGAGTATCGGCAGCGGGCGCTATAGGCCAAGCAGCCTCTGGTAAGGGTGCCGCTAGTGCTCAAGAGCGAATGGCTCAAGCTAGGCTTCAGTCTGCTCAAGCTAATCGATCTCAGATGTTAGCTTCCGCAGAACCTACGACTGGAGAACTTGCTGAATTAGATAGACAGACTGGGATGCTTGATAAGTTTCTAAACATGCAGCAAGCAGGTCTTGCAAGGCAGGAGTCAGTCTTCTCCCAGATGGACCCCGTTTTTGCAGAATCTCTTAGGCAGTCTCAAGCGACATTAGAAGGAAAAGAGAGCTCCCTTAATGCCCCAATGCAGAGGCAAAGAGCTCAGCAAAGAGAGGCTTTGGTTAATAGCCTTAGATCTCAGATGGGAGCAGGGTTTGAGACCTCTACAGCAGGAGCTCAAGCACTAGCTAGATTTGATGCTGAGTCTCAAGGAGTATCTGCTCAAGTTCAGTCTCAAACTTTAGGACAGCTTAACTCTATGACTCAAGGGCTAGGGAATCTTAGAAACGCTACTGCTCAAACAGCAGGAGCATTGTCTGCTCAGCATATGTCAGCCATGGGACAGCTTCAGAATAGGAAGATCGGTGCTCTATCAGCAAGCGATGTGACTAGGTACATGGCTCCTGAAGAAGTTGGGAACATTGGTAGGGCACATGCATCGGCTGGTTTATTTGGATCTATTGGAGATGTTGGCGGAACGGTTTTAGGAGCGGGGCTTACGGCCGGGAATGGACAGCAGCAATCAACTGGACAGGCCTTAGGTGGCGGGATGCCGCAGGCTGGGTTTGGTAACGATGAGGCAGCTTGGATGAAATATGCAAAATCGTAATAAGCTATTTCAATCTATTAAAGAGGTTCATGACAAGTT